TCGAACGTATGAAGCTCGTATCATTCCTTAATGGTAATTTGCTCTTCCCCTAGGACTCGAACCTAGATAAAATGATTAACAGTCATCCGTAATAACCTTTATACGAGAGAAGAATTTTAGTTGCGGGTGAGGGACTCGAACCCCCGACCTTAAGCTTATGAGGCTCACGAGATACCAACTTCTACCAACCCGCTATGTAGCGGTCTGCACGGGGATCGAACCCGCAATCTTCGCAGTGACAGTGCGACGTGTTACCATTAACACCTCCAGACCAGTTTTGTGGAGCTACCGGGATTCGAACCCGGAATAACAGAATGCAAATCTATCGTGATGCCAATTTCACTATAGCCCCAAATGCACTTCCTCTACTGTTTAGTGCGAACCAACGTCGTATTGCGTATGGGATTCGAACCCATGCCTCATCATAGAAAGTGATACGTGTTTACCCCTTCACTAACGCAACGTTTATTAGAGCCTCTACAAGGAATCGAACCCTGTTATCTTGTGTACAAAACAAGCGCATCACCATTTATGCTTTAGAGGCAAATCGATTAGAGTCGGTTTTCGTATCCGTTCTTCGCTTTATCAGTGCGGTGCTTTCCTATAAGCTAACTCTAATCCTTGTACCCCAGGAGGGATTCGAACCCTCAATATCTACATCCTAAGTGTAGCGTGTCTACCGTTCCACCACCGGGGCAAATTCAGGATGCTGTTTGCTTTTTCCAATAAAAGTTTTTTAATTTGCTGGAAGCATCCTTTTTGTCTAATAGTTAGGATTCGAACCTAAGTACTCCTCAGTCCAAGTGAGGCATGAAACCGTGCTTCGCTACTAGAAATTATTTGTTGCCTGTGGAGGTAACGATCCTCCTCCGATGCTGTCAAAGAGCATTGTACTACCTTTATACGAACAGGCATTATTGAGCAGATAGTCGGGATCGAACCGACATCACCTGGTTGGAAGCCAGAAATAATACCATTATACGATATCTGCAGTTATTTAATATTGAGAATTGTAATGTACTATTTCTATTATGGCAGACTCACCTACATTCGGATTTTTAAAACTCCTCTCTATTAAATTGTGTTATCAGCATGTCAAAGAACCTTTGTTCTAATTTGTTATGTAAATATATAACAATTCTTTCAATCGGTAAAACTTTAAGTGTTAAAATTATGTTAAAGTTTTAATTTGAGTCTCCGTACAGAATCGAACTGTATCTGTAGCGTTTGCAATGCTACCGGTCGCCATAACCATCAGAGACATATAAAATCAAAAAAGGACCAATCATTTCTGAAAGGTCCTTTTGAATATTTGTATGTTAATAGAGTTTAACTCATATTAACAGATTTTGTTTCAAAAGAACCATCTAGCTTCCAATCCCCATTATAAGAGGCACATAAAGGACTACCTGTCGTAAGGACTGGTTGCTCCATAAAAATTATATGTCTTTGAATTGCTTGCACTTTGCTTGTTTATTTGTGTTAATTATATAAGAATTACTTCTTATGTATATTATAGTATTATATATCTTTTTGTTTCATGAAATTCAATGTAAATTCCATTTATTTTTTATTTATTTTCAAGTGATTGGTTTTCAATTGAAAGGGCTTTGATATGCTTACAATCTCCTCTTCGGAAACTTGATGCGGGACAGTTACAACTCCAAACCCCTCTCTGAAATTTGACCAAGTATTCAGATTTTCCATTTGATGAAGGTACCTTAAATTCAAGGTCCACCTGTGGTTGGACCTTCAATTCTGATGAAACTATTGGTTTCTCAATAATTATATCGTCACTGAACTCTACATCCTCTCGGGTTGTTCCTTCATCTACAGGAATCCATCCCGGACAGATATAGGTACCGAACATGGTTCTCATGATTCCAAAATCTTTAAAGACCCTATCTCTAGGTATTTTATATTTAGCCATTATATGTTTGTTTTAATTATAATGTAAATATAAACAAAAAACTCCAGACCCGAAAGTCTGGAGTGTTAAAATTTTGTTAAAGTTTTAATTACTTTACGGTGTCGACAGCTATAGTGTCTACTGCTACAGTGTCTACCAGAACTGAATCAACTACTACGGATGTAGAGTCTGCTCCTGTTGTTGTAGTTTCTACTTTCTTATTACAAGATGTAACTGCTAATGCTGCAATAAATGCTAATGCTAAAAATACTTTTTTCATTTTGGTTTGTTTAATGTTATTTAATTTTAAAGTTATACAATCCGAAACCTTTTTGTTTCAAATTATACTGCTTTATTTTTATCAATAACTGACCATACCACACCGATAAGAGTTGCAATTGCACCAATTCCTGTGCTAAGAGTAACTTCTGTTAAAACTCCTGAAGTTACAAAGTAACCTCCTACGAATGTTAGAATGTGTCTAACAAGTCCTAATGTTTTGTCTAATGATTCTTGTTTCATAATTATAAATCTATTTTTTGTTTAGAGCCATCTGTCATACTGTAAGTAATATGAAGTGGTTTTAGAGAATGCTCTTGCGAGTTTAATATCTTTAAGTATTCAGAACCCTTACCTGGTTTTAAGTAGGCAACAGTCATGTGGGGCATATAATCCGGATAGTCCGTAGTGTGCGGAAGCGAGCTAAGTGCTTTATTTGCATTGTGAAGATTATCACCTTCCATATCAAATTTTAAGACATCAAAGTCTTTATTTTCAAAAAGAGATAGATTGTGAGCAACGCACTCACCAAGTTTGATTCCTTTTAATTTATCTGCAACTTGGTCCACTGTTACTTCAGGGTGAAGTCCGTATAATAATGTACAGTGAGGTTCGTCTTCAAGACCGTAACTTTCATCTGCTTCTACTGTGTATATATCTTCAGGTCGAATTGATTGGTGTAGAGTTGCCATTGCCGGAAAGTCAAAGTATAACATTGCGCAATTAAAATTGTGCGTTACATTCTCCTTCTCGTTCAGGAACTCTTCGAATAATTTAATTCTTTTCATTATTTCTTTTTTCTTTTTTATTATAATATTCCCATACTTCGTCTAATTGTTTAGGATTTGCTAACCAACTTTCCCACCAGCCTCCGCCGCTTTCTTCGACTAAAGAACCATCTTTTAACTTACGATATTCTTTCTCATAAACATCAATTTTAAAAGTTTTTGGTGCAAATGGAAACGCTTTAATGAATTGAGAAGAACTTACTGTTTCTTTACTACCTTCAGATATTGCAACTCCACCGCTTGTAAAACTATAATCTTTTCCTTTAGGAGTAAAAACAATTGCGTTTAAATAATATGGTGTTCCTTCTTTGCCTTCTTTAAAAACTGAACTAAGTCTTTTATTCTGAAATGTTCCAGTGCCCGCTTCGGAATCTTCATATATTGAACAATCTGACCATTCGTCATCGGTTCCCATAATGCCTTCACCTAATGGTTCATCTGCTAATAATTTTTGTAACACTTTAACGATTACTGCACTTGTATAAGGAGCTGAACCACCGCTTTGGCCAGAATCAGCAAATTTCTTTACTAATGCCATTACTTCGGGTACAAACTCACCAATGATAGGAGTTCCATCAGAATTTTTCATTAACAAATCCAATTCATATTGAGCCTTGTCAACCAAACCTTCATTAATTGAACCAACTGAAATCATCCTAACACCTTCGTGTAAAAACTGAATTAGTTGAGCTTTGACTTCAATGGATTCATTTAAGAACTCTTCGAATAGTTTGATTCTTTTCATGCTATTTTATAGGATTTTTGTTCATTGCAGCGTCTTGATTTTTCTCTTGCCAATTATAAGAGATTTTGTCAGTTGTTATTGGTCCACCTTTGGCCCATGTATAACATGTTCTTGCAGAGTGACATTTAAACTGGTGCATCCAACAATATCCTAATTCACCATCTGGGTCGCTTAATTCTCCAGGCATACATTCTTTCATTCTTGGTGAAACGTCAAAAGCAGCACAGTTTCCACACAATGATTTTTTAGCAGCTTCTACGCTAGTATTCCAATGGTCTGCGATATGTTCCCAAAATCCAGCAGGTTCGTCAACATTTAAGGGACCATATTCAATATGCTCTGCTTTAATTGCACGGTCTCTGTTTTTAGTATTAACTTCAAGGTCTTTAGTTGGAACTGGACATGCTGTAGAATTTTTAAATTCTTCAAATAGTTTAAATTTTTTCATATTAATTTGGGTATTTTACCATTGTGTTTCTTGTTAAACTTTTGTCAGTATTTTTTACAAATCCTAATTCTTTATAAAACCTTTCAAGTCTTGAAATTGATGTTGCTCCAAAATCTTTTGATGGTGTTAAATATAAAGGCTTGTCTTGCTCTTTTGCAAATGTAATAACCAAATCCATAACTTTAGTTCCAATTCCACTACCTCTTTTTTCTTTAGGTATTTCAATTCTGGTTAATTCAACATACTTTGGAGTATTAAAAACATCTAATTTTATATTAAATTTGCCTTCTAAATCTTTAAGAACCATTTCTTCATTCAAGAACTCTTCAAAAAGTTTAATCCTTTTCATCGATTTCTTTTATTTTTTTAATAGCCCAATCAACTCCTTCATCTCCACCCCAAATTAACCATGCAACATATCCATTGTCTTTCCATGGTTCTGATTTATGTTCCGGTGCTATTTTAGAGTTTTTTCTGTGTCGGTTAAATTGTGCCATTCTACTAATAACATCTCTGGAAAGTTTTTCACCTTTTGCCAACTGATTAGCCCGTTGCCATCCAACTGGAGTACCTGCAGTTACCTCATCTCGACCATACTGGTCTCTCCAATCCAGGGCCTTCTTTGCATTCTCTTTAGCGGCTGCCGGATAGTCATTATAAGTCTCCTCAGCCTCATTCAAGGACTCTTCAACTTTATATGGTAATTTTTTATCATTTCCACCAGCTCGAACCTCTTTTGCCAAGTCAGCATCTGCCTTTTGCCATGTTCCTTCACCTTTTTCAAGGAATGCATTTACCCGGGCATATCCCCAAGCCTCTTGACTTACACCAGCACGGTGGCTACTATTCCAGGCTCCCATTCCTCTTCGCATTACAGCTCTAATGATTCCTATTGGAACTCCAGATTCTTTTGCTTTTTTATCAAGTGCCTTATTAATAGCGGCATTGTCAAGCGCTGCTCTTGAAGTCTCCTTTTCTTCTTTTTCAGTAAGAAACTGTTCAAATAATTTAATTCTTTCCATCTACTTCAAATCTTTTTGGGTCAAAGTCTAGGGTTTTCTTAATCATATAGTTACTCAATTTCTCGAGCTCGGTGTTAGCCGCTGGATTTACATCGCGACCGTAGAAATCATTAAATAATTGTCTATAAGCCTGAACTGTAGAATCAAATGGTACTCCCGGTTGACTGTTACTTTCAATTATATAAAGCTTTCCAGATTTATCTTCCATAATATCAAAACAGATATATGGCAAGTCTGAAAATATTTTACCGAACTTTTCAACAAGGTCGTTGAATTTTCCTGGTATCTTTGTAACATCTTTTTTGATATATTTAAACATCATTTGTTCGTCTCCCTTTCCCTTTCCAGATTTTGCTTTGTCATTCATTGGCTGTCTTTCCATCCAAAAGAATGGTTTACCTTTAAACGTAATCAATCGGTGTTCGGCTGCTTTATCAATATATTCTGAATAAACATCCAATTTCGAATGGTCTGCATCGTCCCATGATTTCTGGTCTTTGAAGATTTGAATACCAAGTCCTGAGTGTCCCTCTGCTGGTTTTCCAATTAATGGGAATCCAATCTTCAGGGCATCTTTTTCATTATGCGCAGTTTTTGGAATGTTTTCATCGCCTTCAACCAACTTATGAAATTCTGCCTTCGAACCAGATTGTTTAATATGTTCTGGTAGGTTGTAGACATTTTCTTTTTTAATTAATCCTTCATCTAGGAGTTTTTGAGTTACTCCAGAATTGTATGTGAGAATTGGATATTCTGAGTTAATGTCAATATCTTTATAATTGTCAAGTGTTACTTGTACAAAGAAATTATCTCCGGCAAAGTCTTTATAGGACCACCATCGGTGCCCACTACCAGGATCAATAGCCAAATAGATTTTATGCAAATCGGAATTGTCCTCCTTCTCTGCAATAAACTGTTCAAATAATTTAATTCTTTTCATGTATTATATATCTTATAAATATGAAGATAGAAGTTTTTAATGTGATTTTTTATTCAACCTCATTTTTTTCAATATAAACTTCTATCTCATCTCCAGGTCCACATGTTGCTAAATCATATTTATAAGATTTAGCAACATATGAACCTGGAAATTCTTCTATATCTGGGTCAAACCTTGAAAGCCTTGTCCAATCCTCAATAGCATCATAGATTTCTTCCTCTAATTCTTCAGTATCCTTGTCTGATTCAATTTCTATTTCTACCGCAACTCTAGCTGTTACGTATTGTGTCATGTAAACTTTATATTTCATAATTATTTTAATGTGAATCTCCTACGTTATTTTTTTCACCATAAATCAAGTAGTCTGGGTTAATAACCTTTGCCACCTTGTTTCTTTCACCAGAGATGTGCTTGATTACAATTCCTTCATGAGGCACTTTAGTACCATCAATGAAGTTACCGAATACAAAACTATCTTGTACCTCTTGGGACCATGGTCCATTGTAAAGTACCTCTACATGAGGCAATCCCAACCCTAAAACCATGCTGCTATATGCTAAACCTAATGATTGATATTCTCCGTTTACTTTAGTATCAAATCCTGCGAATTGAATTTCTTCCAATCCATAAGTATAGTTCTTTTGAATACCAGCTCCATAAATTTCTCCATAAATAATTACCCCTTCTCCAATATACTTAGCTCCAAAGAATTTTGCGTAGTTCCAAAGTTTTTCTTTGATACCATATTCTTCAGCGATTGTTCTCCAAACATCAGTTGAATAGAATCCTTGAGAGTCACTTCCTTTCTCACAGTTATGAGATCCGTAAATGTATTCATAGTCAACCCATTCGTCAGCAATTCTTAAGAATTTCCTTACTTTATCCCAGAAGGTCAATTTAGATTTCTTTACGATACCATAACGTGCATTGGTTCCATGTAATTTTCTGGTGATTTGAACCTCATCCTCTTGGGTAAATAATCCAGCCACATTTTTAAGGTTTGGAAACTTGTAGTAGATGTGGAAGTTTTGGTTATCTCTCCACTTAATTTTTCTACCAGATGCCAATTGAACTTGTTTAACTGGTGGTTCATATTTAGTGATACCTAACTCTTCCATTAAGTCTTTACCTTCAACAATAGATTTTGCCTTAGCATAAATTATTGGAATGATTAAACACTCCGAATAGACTCCACGTAATTTTACAGTTCTGACTCTATTACCTTTTCTTAGGTAATTAGTTACTCCCATCCTTTCAGAAAGCGCTTCAGGTATTACTGCATCTGTTGTTGCGATAATAGTTAAGGCTCCCACATTAAGTTCACCTTTCTTTGTGATGGCATTCCATCCACCGGCGATAACTAGTTCGATGTTATCTGCGCCTTCGATTGCCCGTACTTTGTTTATTTTTGCTATGTAGCAAACTGAATTTTGATTTTCCATCTTTTATAGTTTTACTTCAAATCGTTGTTTCATTTTTTCTAATGTTTCTTGTGGAACATTGTGCTCATTTACCCCTCCATGCCGGTTTTCTACGATTATAGAATTAACTTTATAACCATATTTCTTGGCCAAATCATAGTATGCCTGCATTTCCCATTCCTGAGTAAATGTATTTGATACTACTATTTTATGCTCGTACTTCATAAGAAATTCGACCTCTGATTGGCACCATTCATGGGCTTCTTTAATCAAAGAAAAGTCAAATTTGTACTTTCCTTCGCTATCTACAAAGTACATATCAGCCTCTTTGTGACAATAATCTTTATCACCAACTAGGATTTTGGCCAATGTTGATTTTCCTGCTCCAGGTAATCCTCTTAATAAAAATAATTCTTTACTCATACCATTGTGGTTTTTGTAGTTCATAATATTCCTCTTCTGTCATTGGCCTTTCATTGTATATTGCCTCTGCGACCAAGAATCCAAATAGGAAGGCCATAAATGCAATTATCAAAATTACCATATTTGTATCTTTATCTCCCATCTTATTTAATTAGTTTTTCTAACTCATTAATAAAATCGTATGCAGGTATAGTTCCTCCTACATTAAACATTGCCAATTCATTTTCAGTGTATTCTCTTGAACCCGTCTTCCAGTCATATATTGTAAAGAAGTTATCATTGAATTCTACAACCCATTCTACTTGAACTTTGTCATCTCCTGATGGTTTGTTGTATGTGGGTTTTCCTAAAACTTCTAGCAATTGACTATAAGTTGCATTGATGTAACCTTGAAGAGATGTTCCGCTGCTTGCTGTTTCTTCGTTTGAAAGTACTTTAAATTTTTTCATAATATTTCTTTGTTAAAATTAGATATGTAAATATAATCAAAAAACCTGACACGGTAAAATGTCAGGTTAATTATTTTCAAAAAGTTATTAACAATTTAACAAACTTCATGTTTTTTAATTTTATGTTGTTTTTTATAACTCTCTATAAAACTTTCACCAACTCCAATATCTTCAATGATATAATCATGAGGAATCATGGGTTTCCTGGCATTCAAGTTTATAATTTTATCCGGGTTGGGTTCATTCTCAAATACTTTCATGTATTTTGTTTTTGAACCTACAGATTTTCTATATACAACAACAACCATTACGACATCATATTTTCTTCGATGATTGCTTTACCTCTACGAATACGGTTTTTAATAGTCTGTAGCGGTAAGTCATGTTTTTCTGCGATTTCTTCGTACTTCATTTCGTTAATCAAACGGTCAATTACAATTTCACGGTACATTCCTTTAAGATTTTCGATTTCAGCAAGAGCACGACCATATTTTGCCATAAGTTCGTCATCTTCCTCAAGGAAATCCTGTTCGGTTTTCATTACATAATCTTCAATAGCACCATTTAAACCATGGGTACCACTTACAAATTCACCATTCTCACTTACTTCAACACCGTAATCAGATAGGGCATCCAGAGAGGATTGTTTATTTCTATTATTGATATGTCCCAATGCATCATTAAATGCTATACGGTACAACCATGTAGTGATCTGGTATTGTGGGTCATATTGATCAATTTTAGTCCACAATTTTGTTAAAGTGTTTATTGCAATATCTTCAGACATTTCACGATCTTTTACTATTTTATTAACGTAGGTCGTAAGTCCTGGTTTTAATTTGTAAAAAAGTGCAGTAAAGTCCGCTTCAGAACGGGTTGCTAAAAAATTCTCTGTTAATTCTCTGTAAGATTTAGATGCCATATAAGTTTTTTGTTTTTATTAGATATGTAAATATAATACAATTATTTGAATCTGGAAACACTAGAGTGTTAAAATTTTGTTAAAGTTATTAACATTATTCTACTTCATTGAAGAGCTCAATTATACGGGATAATTCTACGGGTTTGAATTCCCAAAAGTCACAACAACAATTAACTGTTTTGGTTTTATGGTTGCTGCCGTATTTTTTATTCGGAAATCCTATTATTGAATAGGCACCTTTTGATTTGCGTGGCCATTCTAGAAGAGGCCAATATGAAAGAACTGCATTCTCTTCTGAAAAAACCTCTAATAGTCCATTAAAAAAGTCAATATCTAGGGCGGTTGCAGTCTCTTCAAGTTCTTCAAGGGCACTATCAAATTCTCCTTCTATATTAATAATAGTCCCATTCAGGTTTCTAAGGAAATATTCCGCAGTTTCTGGGTCCCATGCAAAGTTACCAAGTACATATACAGTATCTTCCGGGGAAACTACTGAATTCCATGATTCAAAAAGTTCTTGATTCATTTCTTGGACATCCTCAAAGGGTCTTTTATATGATTTTATGGCGCCTGGTCGGCCAAATTGTTGATTTGAAGTTACGAATGTTTTCATTAAACTATTGCAAATTTTACGTTAAAGTTATCCCACAAGTTCTGTAAGAATTTTTGTTCATTTACTGCGGTAGAACCATTAACGATTCGTCCGTCTTCAGTTACATCAATAAACATATAAATCACAAAATCATAGGCTGTTGAATATACTATTGATTGCCCAAATCCTTCTCGTAAGGATGAACCTCGGTCCCCTTTCTTAAATTCAATGGCAATAGTAACTCCATCATTTTGAATTGTCATGTCTGGACGGTTTTGGGTTCCCATGAATTGTATTTGTTTCACGGTGGTATTTACATTACCCTCCCATTTAATCATTGTTCTTGCCTTCTCCTTGGCAAGAGATCTGCTAAAGCCCTTCTTTTCCATGACATACTCTGTCAACTGAGTAAGAAGGTGAGGATAAATAAATTGAATTATTTTATCCTCACTTTGATTCTTATAGCCAATTGTTTCAAAAACATCACGAGTAGTAATGCCGTCTTGGATAGCCTCTAGCAAATCTAAACGTTTTTTAGATTTACTTGCTAATTTCATATTTATTGTGTGATTTCTTCTACTGCAACCTCAGGTTTTTCTGCCTGGTCGATTGCACCATCAAGTTCTGCCAAAGCGACATGTTTCTCTTGGATTACTTTGTTTGCCTCAGCCATTTCATTTAAGGCTGCTGAGATTTGAGCACCTACATTTGTTAATAATCTTGTAAAGATTTTTGCTCCATCAATACCAGTTCCGGTAATGTTTGTGATAATAGTGTACAATTGATTTAATTGAACTCCATTAAGTTGAACTGTAGATTCTCCCTTGTCATCGATTTGGAATTGACGTTTTTGGTCTGCTAGGGCATCGTAAAGGTTAATTACAAAGGCAGCATTTTTAATGCTCCACTCGTAGTTCTTGTCGATTTGCTTTAAGATAGCGTTAATGTTTTGGATGCTTTCAAGATTTACAGAATACTTCTTTTCTGCAAGGTCTTTTTGTGCCTCGTTAACTTCAATTTCTAATTGAGCGCGTAGGTCTTTTAATTCTGCTGTAGATTTTTGTTTTGCTTTCGCCATTTTAAATTGTTTTAGGTTTTATATATTCTTAAAAGTTTTCATTGGTTATTTATAAATTTAGTTCCCATTTTGGTTTCATAAACCAATTAGATTGTATTTTATATAATTGTATATCGTCAAAAAAATTAACGAGCCGCATAGCACCATTTCCATAATAATCTTCAGGTTCTGTATGATACCTTGGAGATTTGTTATAATACTCGATTTTTGGATTTAAAAATGCATCTTCACTATGAATAGCAGTGTTTTTGGCTAATTGTAAACCCTCTTCTGAATAATCCGTATTTTTATATGCAATTATTTCATTTTTGTTTCTTTGCAAAAAATTCCAAGAATAAGCGCCCATATTCATACAAGGTCCATCAATAGCTAATGAAACAGTTTCTTGGGTGTATTCAAAATTAGAAATAAAGGTATAAAAATTCTCTCCAACAAAACAAGTATCGTGTAGTAAAAACCAATAGTCTGACTCTATGCCTAGTTCTACTACAGAAATTAATGAAGTTAAATCAAATGAATTATGAGGAACTTCAAATATTCTAACATCGCTTGAATTTTCTATTTCTTTATATTCATTGTAACCACCGATAAAAAAATAAATATCCCTTTCAGGAACTCCACTAGCAACTAGGCTATCAATTATTTTTTGGTATGTTGTTTTATAAAAATTTATGCTAGACGAGATACAAAATTTCATATTAATTGTTTAATTGTTTTACAAATTTTAGGGCAGATTCTATTACTTGATGCATATCATAATACTTATATTCGGCTAATCTTCCACCAAAAATTATATTAGTTTCTTTATTAGCTAGCTGCTTGTATTGTTGATACTTCTTAGTATTTACTTCGTCATTTACCGGATAATACGGCTCTGTTTTTTTGGCTTTATATTCTACTGGAGTTTCGTAAGTTATCCATGAAACTTCAGAATCTGAATTTTCAAAATGCTTATGTTCAATTATTCTAGTATAATGCGTTTCAATATCAGTAAAATTCATCATAGCAGTTCCTTGAAAATTATTACCTGGATGTAATTTATGATCGAATTCTACTGTTTTATATTCAAGTTCACCAAATTGATAATCATAAAATGCATCTATAGGTCCAGTAAAAATTATGTTATTGGCTAAACCATTCCATTTTTTTCGATCTTCTAAATAATCTACTTCAAGAATTACTTTAATTCCTTCTAATATTCTTTCAAAAATCTTAGTATATCCTCCGATAGGAATGCCTTGATACTTGTCATTGAAATAATTGTTGTCATATGTATATCTTACGGGCAATCTTTTAATTATTTCTTTTGGTAAATCTTTAGGTTCTTTTCTCCATTGTTTAGTAGTATAACCTTTGATTAGCTTTTCATAGACGTCCGTTCCTACCAGTTTTATTGCCTGTTCTTCTAAGTTATTTGGTTCTTCTATATGTTTGCTTTGAGCTTCGATTATAGATTTTGCCTGCTCAGGATGAGTAACATTCCACATCTTATTAAAAGTCCACATATTAAAAGGAAGAGAATAGATTTCACCTTTATAGTTTGCTACAGGTCTGAATGCAAAATTATTAAACTCAGTATATTGATTAATCCATTTCCATACTTCTTCGTTAGAAGTATGAAATATATGAGGTCCATATATTTGGATATTTATATTGTCTCGGTTTTCTGTGAAACAATTCCCTCCAATATGATTTCTTTGGTCAATTACTAAACATTTATGTCCTTGATTAGTTAATTCTCTAGCGCAAATACTTCCAAAGAACCCAGATCCTACTATTAAATAATCATATTTAACTTCCGGCATAAAAATTGTTTAGATATTATTAAAAGTTTTCATTGGTTATTTTACAATCAAAATCCAAAAAGTTTCTAAATTGTTCATTATCCGCATTAATTCTTCTATCAGTTGAATCATTTTTGTCATCACGAACACCTAGACGCTCTCTGCGAATTGATTCTGGGATGTCTAAGTATATAACAAAGACCCTGTCTCTATACTCTGGTTCAAGTAGGGTGACAGCCTCTGCGTTTAGAATCATTACATCGCATCTTTCAAATTCATCTTTGGTCAAACCATACTTCCAACCATTAAATTCTTGCCATTCTGCAAATTCTCCTCGTTCGATTTTAGCATCGAATTCCTCAATTGGTATATAATAATAGTCCTTTCCATGAACCTCTCCCTCTCTAGGAAGTCGGGTTGTACATGAAACTCCATATTCAAATCCCCTGTCCATCATTCGTTTTCTTAAGTAATCCTTTCCGGTAGCCGCAGCTCCGACAATTGCAATTTTTCCGTTCATATTTTATTTATTTATTTTGTCCCACTTCGGGTCGTACCAAAATCTTCTGCCATTTGCATCAACTATATTTGACATAGTTGGATTTGAATAACATTCAAAGAAATGTTCTGGTGCGGCATCCAGTCCGAATGGGTTTTTCCAGTCTTTAATACTTCCACCTCCCATAACATAGGCAAGTTGTGGTATTTCACAGCAAAGTGCAAGTATCTCAGGGTATTGTTTGAGAACATCTCGAGCCGGAAGGAATGGATTTGCCTCCGGAACTCTATAAAGTATCTCAGCCCGTAAGTAGTTTCCAATTCCATTAAAGTACTTTTGGTTCATCATTACCAAGTGAACTGGTTTATCAAATTCCTTCTTGTCAATATTGTCCATTATATTTTTAATGAATGCTTGGAAGTCTTGCGTCGGATCTGGTCCTCTGTCCGCTGACCAGTCGCTTTCAACTTTCCATTTTCCAAATCGACGAACATCTACAAAACTTAAGGTCTGACCGCATTCTGAGTAGAACTTTAAGTGGGCATGCTTTGACTCCTTACATGTTGGGGTTATTTGAAAATGTCCGGCCATACCCATGTTCATTCTGATGGTTTGACAACCTATTGGAGAGGTTAAATACACCATCAATTCTTTTCCTCGGCTCTTTGCACTAATTTTAAAAACTGTACATTCTGCTTCAACCTCAATCCCCTTATGTGCCGGGTTCTTTTCAATTCGGTTGAAAAAAAGACCCTCTGATACGGTATTAATATAGGCTGCGGTAAGTTTAAGTTCTGCTAATTCTGGCATGTTAGGATTTAAAAAATGAAATAATAAACACTATTAGAAAGAATGGCCAAAATAAGGCCAATAATGTAAGCTCAACCTTAGTGTATGGTTTTAAATGCATTCCAATTGGATTGCTGTTATTTAAAATTTCTCTTAATTGATATGTTCCAAATGAATAAGATACACCAACAAAGAGGTATACGATAATATCGTGTATCATTTTATTTTTTACTTGAAGTTGAAGTACCTTTGAATAGGATTGAAAATAAGAAATTCAATCCAAGAGCCTGCCAAAATGTTATTGGGTGAACTCCATCAACTGCACTAATTAAACATCCATTCCATAATAATTGTACTGGCCATGCAAAAAGGATTGCAGCCACGACTAACAGTGCTATCCCAGCAAAGATTAATCCGATTCCTGTAGTTAATTTTTCCATAATAATTATATTTGTTCTTCTGATTTTGTTTCAATTACTAAATAAGTTCCAACTTCTGTTTGTTTTATTGTTCCGGAAGCTACAATTTCTTTAACTGCTGCTAGGATTTCTAAACCTCCGGCAGCCATTAGATTTAATGTGTGTTCCATGTAAATTACTTTCATATTTTTTTTATTTTAAAGTTTAACAATAACCATCCTAAAATTAATGTAGGTATACCAACCCACCATATCCATTCTCTATGATATTCAATTCCTGCAAATTTTCCAAAAAGATAGGATATCATTGGTATTAGCCATATGCTCATAGAACCTATTGGATTTGCAAAATTTCTTTTAACTATTTTCATAACGTATTTTTAATTATAGCTTTAGCAATCTTCTTTTTGCCATTAATGCCGGTTACTGTGATTTGGGTCTTTGAATTGGTAAATTCAAAATCATTACAACCTAAATGTCTTAATTGACCTATTGCTTCTGATAATGTATTAAACTTAAATGTTGTCATGTGTATTTGTTTTAATTAGATATGTAAATATAATTAAAACATTTGAATTCTGAAAATCTGGAGTGTTAAAGTTTTGTTAAAGTTATTAACATATTGCGGAAGTGCTAGCCTTGTATTTCTTGTCCAATGCTCTGGCTGCTCCATGAGGTTTAGGAGTTCCGTTCAGTTTAATGCATAATATGGCTAGCAAGATGTGGTATATGTATCTTGTTAAAGAAATAGACTTCTTCATATTATACTACAGGTGAAAAGTGCGCGACTAGCGCTGTTGCAATAGCGACTAATACTATAGCAACGGCAAACACTAAATTGTCTTTTGTTTTTGGACTCATGGCGTTTATTATTTTTATTTATAATGTAACTTATTTTCAATTATAGTAAATCTTCTTTGATCGATCTCATTGCATGCATAATAGAATGCTTCATCATAATCATCAAAGCTTTTAATATCGTTTTCAAATATTTCTACTCCGTCGTAATAGAAAGGGATTACTGTATATATTGTCATATTTATTTAATTTGATTAAGTTTTTTACGAGTGATGTAATATTCACCTTCTAAGTTAATAAAATAGTCTCCAAAAAGAAGTTTTCCTGTTGCTATTAATTTTTCTGCTAGTTCGGTTGCTATAATCATAATACGTTGTTTTAATTAGATATGTAAATATAATCAATTGTTTCAATACGGGAAACTTTATAGTGTTAAAGTTTTGTTAAAGTTATTAACAATCCTCAGATTTACCCTTGTGCTTCTCCTTCTTAAAATACTTCTTTTTATTACGATGAGGCGTCGGCATCTTTAAGGCATCAAACCATTCCTCTAATGTGAAATTTATCTTTGTAAGTTTTTTCTTTTCCATGGTGTTTTAATTAGATATGTAAATATAATCAAAAAACCTGACACGGTAAAATGTCAGGTTAATTATTTTTGTTAAAGTTTTATGTTTAATCCAGACTATTGAATTCCTCAAACATTTTAATCCTTTGCATTTCGTTAAGATAGCCAGAATTCAAAACGTATTTCTTAAATATACCTATTGGAGTCTGGTGTCCGTTATTTTCAAAGTTGACTTTAAAATTTCCTGGATTCTTTTTAATCCATTCAAGTGTCTCTTCAGGGTTAATTAACACATCCTTCTTACCAAGAATAACAGTATGATTTGCCTTCATACTTCCCATTTGAACAACAGGTTCCATTGAACGACTATGAACTGCTGGATTAAAAAGAAGGGTTGGAATTCCAGTGATTGTTGAAAGACAATATGCAAACCAACCTCCCATAGAACTTCCAATTAAAACATCTGGTCTATCAGATTGTATCTTTGCTAAGATTTCATTAAATAGCCCAGGATTATTGTAATCCATTGCGGGACATTCGGCGTCAAACTTTGCTAAGAACTTTGACTTTTCACTTTTTGGGTTGCTTTCAAGACCGTGTAAAAATAGTGCTTTCATATTATGCCTTTGGTTTACCTAACATTATCTTTTCATGGGCTCCTCCTCCAATAGTTCGACTGTACCAACCTCCGCCGGTTCCACTGTCTAGGTTTCCAATCCAATCGACTTTTTTACCCAATACCTTTTCTACAACATCTCGGTCAGTTACAATAGGTACTTGGTATTTATTGATTAAGATTTCGGCAATTTTACCGGAAACTTCTATATAATATCCAAGTTGTTTTAATTCCTTTCCTCTTCTATCCATATAGTCTCTTTTAGCATCTTTGGTTCCATCATGACCAACTCCTGAGAATTTAAGTCCAAAACGGGTTTTTTCACCAAACATAATAACATCAAAATCATTACTTCCGTGAATATCTATTCCTTCCCAATAGTTCCAATCAGGGTCTTTAAATACATCCTCTGGTGATTGGACCTTAAGGTGTCCTCCAATCTCAGAGTATGCAGTACTAATAAGATTAAAGAATTCCTTTTCTAATTCTGGGTCTTTTGTTGGTTTTAATACTACTGGTTTGTTTTTCTTAGGATTAAAAAGCTCTCCACTTCTCTCCTCTATAAATTGTTCATATAGTTTAATTTTCTTCATAATCTATATATTTTAATTATAGTGTAAATATAAACAAAAAATGGGACGCGGTAAAACTTTTTTCAATCATTTTTTTGGAAACGTTTAGATAAATAATCTAAACTAAAAATATCCATAAATCATGGCAAAAGGCGCAACCGGAGGAGCTTTCACAGCAACTCCAAAAAAGAAAAGAAAAGGGGTTCATGCAAAAACTAAAAGCACTAAGAATAAAGGAGCCCACAAATACAAAAAAGCTTACAGAGGCCAAGGTAAATAACCTTGGCTTTTTAATTTTTATTAATTAGATACCTTTCATAAGACCCTTCCAGTTTTTTATTTGGAAAATAATAGGCCTTAAATTTATTTCCATTCAAATAAATTATCTTGCTAAATCCTACAGGTATCATTGCGCCTGTAGTTGACCGGGTTGAACCTACGAAATCAACAAAAATCTTAATTGTTACCTTATTATTAATTGCAAGTTCCTTCTCGTACGATTCCAGTATCTTCCACTGACCTCGGTTTAGGTCTTGATTCTGTAAGGCACAGTTTGCATAAGAAAATGTTAACTTTAAACTATTTAAGTCACAGTTAAAATCAGCAGCAGGTGCCATGTGGCCTTTATCCCAGACATTGTTTAAATAATCTGCATCATCAGAAGTATGGATCCCATCAGGCTTATAAAAGTTTAAACCCTTACGACTATAATATTTCTTTGAGCTGGTGTTACATTTAACATCATAAGTTATTTCTAAAGGTTGTTCAAAATCTTGAGAATATGCTATCTTATAAATAGAATTATTGATTGTAACATTATCTAGTCTTGGAGAAGTTATTCCTAAAGAAAAGAAGGCTACAATCAATAATAAAGGCAATGAAATATATTTCACTATTTTCTTTAATTTTTATTTAGCGCAAAGGTTCTCGTTAGTATTAAATGCAAATGCGTTAAGTTTTCCAGTCCCTGTGTGCGATGTAGTCCCCCTATAATATGGTTGTGTTTCCGGCCTATTAGTCCAATCGCATTGTGGGTACATTGGATTATACGGAGTATTTGGACTGGTATATGGCTGATACGGTTGGATAGTAGGTCCTGGACCAATCCAAGGACTTGAAGTTCCTGGGATTCTTTGATCCGGACTCGGCAACCATTTAGTAACTTCAGTTTTTAATAGGACAACAGCCTCTTCGGTAGTTATGGATTTTTCATCCAATAACCTTTGGATAATTGATTCTCTAGTTAACATGATTTGTATATTTTTCAAGATAGAATTCAACTGGATTAACCCCTACGAATCTTTCAAGTTCTGTTCCATTCTCATCGATTAATAATACTGTGGGAATATTTCGGATTCCATACTTTTCGGTTGTTTCTGCGTCTGAATCTACTAAGATTTTTTCAACAGTAATTTTTTCTGCAACCAATTCCATTTTCGGTGCTAATTGTTTGCAAGGTCCGCACCATGGTGCACTAAAATAAAGGTATTTCATAATTTTATATTTTTATATTATATAAAAAATGTTTGGTTTGTTTATTCTGGTTTTATTTTAACAGTAATAAACGTATCGAAGCGGTCTTCTAATTTTGTTATTGCATCGATTAATGGTTGAATGTCCATAACTCCTTTTGCGTCGGCAGTCATTTTGCTTACATCCTTTTTAACATTAGTAACTGTTTCTTTTACGGCTGTAACTGCTCCACTGATTGCATCTCCAGCCGCGGATGTAGCGTCTCCTTGTTTTGAAACGCTAGATTCTAGATTTCCAGCAGCGGCTGTAAGTTCTTTAACTGCTACCATTAATTTATCGGCTAGGATTCCCATTGCAGATTGCCCATTGTTTTTGGCAAGATCTGTAAGGGCTTTAAACATGTTTGTAGTGGATTCAATTGCTTTTACATTTAATGTTTTACTTGCACTTGCAATTTTAATATAAGAGTTTGCAATGCTACTTAATGATTTTGCGTTTGCAGCTAAATCATCAACATCAGTGTCTCCAACAAATTTAGTAACACTTTCAAATGCTTTAGAGACTCCGTTTGCACTCTTATTAATCATTGCAAATCCAACTCCAACCGCAGTAAGTGGTGCTGCTAGTGTTTGTATTTGAGGTCCAAGTATTGCAAGTTCTTTTAATATATCTAAAGGCGATGGAGTATCTCCTCCAAAAAGAGAACTTATTCCATTAAATATTGCTCCAACTGCTCCAGCCGCTGAACCAAGTAATCCGGCAACAGATCCTCCGGCTACTGCGGCAGAAAATATCAACCAGGCTCCTCCCAGCGCAGCTACACCAACCGCAAGGGGGATTAAGTTTTCAATTCCAATCTCATTTTTAAATCTGGCAAATGCAGTAATAATTCCATTTATTGGTGCCATTACAATATCAACAAATCCGTTAGCAACATTTTTAAGTGCTGGCATTGCAGGTTCTAATAGGGAAAGAATCCAGCCAACTGCTACGATTGTTATTGCAATTACTATAATACCTAATGCTCCTAAGAGCAGTGTTGCAGGCGTCAATGCCTGTACTGCTAAACCAACTGCTGCAATAACAACTCCAAACGCTCCAATTGCAAGTGCCACTGCTAGGGTCCATTCCATTGGAGGTGCGGTAAAAGTACCTGGTAACATTAAAAATAGGTGTGCTACCGCAAGTACTGCAAAAGATGCTACAACAACCCCTAATAGGGCTTTAAGCATATCACCTATCCCTAATTTTCCAATAGTTCTACTTGAAAGATATATCATTGCTCCAAATAGGACAATAGCAAGTGCGGCTTTAAGAGTCCACACTGGCTCAGGTGCTACAAATTGAATTCCGGCAAGTCCTTGGAAAATCCATGCAGTTGCAAGAACCCCAAACGCAATAATTGGAATTGCAACCGCCATAAATAACATCTCTTTAAGACCCATTCCCTTGATTGCTTTTGAAACTATATAAAAAGGAATTGCAAAAATAAGCATTGCAAAACCTGCTTTAAGAACCCACATTGGATCTGGAGCCATTAAATTATCACCCTCAGGAAGTGCCATAAAAATAAGGGCAGTTAGTACAATACCAATTGCCATTACCGGAATAGCTACCGCGCCAAATATAATATCTCTAAGCGATGCTCCTTTAATGGCCTTCATAATAAAATAGAATCCGACTGCAAATAACCCAATCGCAAGGGCAGATTTAAGAGTCCATATAGGATCAGGAGCCATTAAATTATCTCCTTGTGGTAATAACATAAATATAACCGAAATTGCTACTAGTGATAGTGCAATTAATGGAATTGCAAGTGCTCCATAAATTAATTCTTTAGTAGTAGCGCCTTTAATTGCTTTCATAATAAAATAGAATCCAACTGCAAATAACCCAATCGCAAGAGCAGATTTTAGGACCCATATAGGATCTGGAGCCACTAAATTAGCTCCGCTTGGTAATAACATAAATGCATAAGCTGCTGCAACAATACCAAGTGCCATTAATGGAATTGCAACTGCTGCGAATATTAATTGTTCTTTTGTAAGGTCTTTAGTTGCTTTAAGAATCATTGAGTATGCATAAGCGGCTGGAATCATTATAATTGCAATCGCCAATGCTGTTAAGAATTGACCACCTGTTATAACTGGCATTAGAGTAAATATTGCGCCACTTAAGACTATAGATATTGCAATACCTACCATTGCAAGCGTCGTTGCTCCGGCAAGTGCAAATAGTGATTTTGGGCTACCAACATCCCCTCCTTTTGCATTTCCAGCAAGATCTTTTTGTCCACTAAGTACTTCAGCAATTCTAACAAATGTAGGTGCAATAAGTGCAAAAATACCTGCAACTGCCAATACTGTAAGTAATTGTCCTATTGAAATAACTGGAACTAGTGTAAATATTGCGGCTGCTCCAACAATTGCTCCAGCAACTCCAACTATCATTAGGGCTGTTAATCCAACATCTTTGGCCGACATCGGAGAGAACATTCCTCCTCCAGCTCCGCCCTTGGCTCCGGCTCCTTTTGCTAATACTTTGTTCTGCTCCCTTAAGATGCTTCGAATATCGGTAAGTATTGTTGTTTGTTTTTTAAGCTCGTCTGAAGTGGTATCTCCTGATTTGCTACTTGCTCCATTAAGAACAACTTCAGCAATTTTATTAAGAACTATTGTAGTTGCTTCAGTTGCATCCGCAATTCGCTGTAGTGGGTTTGTTAATAGTACAATTTGTTTATTACTTTGAGTCACCTTCGTTGATTTTTTTAAGATAAGCCTTTATCTCTATTATATATCCAAATAAAAAAGGGTCCGATTAGGGACCCTTTGTTTACATTTTCGGCATACTGATGTTTGGCATTTTCAGGTTTGGCATTTTAATACCACCCATTGCTCCTGATGTTGCATCATTTTGACCTTGGTTCTGTTTATTCTCCTCTTTAATATGGTCTATCAATTCTTTAACAAGATAATGGAATTCATAGTATTCCATACCTTCAAGCTCTGATGGTTGCATATGAAGTTTAAGATATATGTGAAACTTTGTTTTAAAGAAGTTCTCCAGCGATATCTTGAACAATGAAAAGAGATTTGATTCCGTCGCGAAAGCTGATGGGAACCTCTTCCTCCTCGTCCCCTAATGTTACTATCATATTTGGTTGAATCCCGACCTTCATCTTTTCGGCTAATGTATAAACTAAATTGTACTTTTTATTTGTCCATCCATTTAATTCAATTTCAAATTCAAAAATTGTTTTATCATTAAAGGTTCTCCAATCTTTATGTAGGTATGGAATAATTTGAAGTACTGATTGGTCAACTTTAAGTCCTTTCTGTTGTTTTTCTTTAATATATGCAGTAATTTTTTGCATAACTCCGATAGCAGGTGGTTTCATTTCAATAGTTCCAAATGATTTGGTTTCAATTAGGAATGATTTCGCATCTGAATCATAGTACTTGTCAAGTTCTACTGGAATTTTAAAGTATTGAAAATAGTCTTTTTTAATTTCAATATCGTGTTTCTCTCCCTTTTTGCTGGTGTGCTCAATTTTTAGACTCGATTCTGGCTCTGGAAAGGTTAGGTCTCTAATAGAAAGAATAACGTAAAAACGGTCCTCTTCTAAAAGGTCTTTGTAAGATAATCTCTTTGACGTACATGTAATTCTTGTACAAGAATCTACAATTGTATTTAATTTATCATCAATATCTAAGACGTTAGTTTCATCAATTGTTGAAAAATGTCGGACTTCTGCAACTTTAGCAGAACGTATTGAAAGTTGAGTTCCTTCTGGGTAAAACATACCTCCTGAAGGTAGAGAAAGTAGCGGAATGTTATGGTAACCTAGGTGGAAATCTGCATCTTCTGCCTTTTCTCCGGTAAATCTTTCCATATTAACCCTTCCTAGATTTAAGGGTGCCTCTTGCACTTGTTGAACTTCTGGTTCATGAACCTCTTGATTTTCTACAGATTGAACCATATTCTTATATTGTTCTTCTAGATTTGAATCGTTTTCTGTACTCATAAATTATTTGTTTTTAAGTTTTTTAATGTCAATTTTATTAAATGTTTTAATCTCGTCTGCTCTTTTATCTATTTCAGTTCTTATAACATCTCTAATAAATGCTGAAATTGAAATTGGTCGTTGTCCAGTTTCGATAGCCTCACTAAGTATTATTCGATTAATTAGGGTTACTTCATCTTCTGATAATAGGACCTGTAACTTTTTGGTTAGTTTATCCATCAATATATTATATTATCATTATATTATGTTTTTGTTTCAAAAAAATATAGGGAACAAATCAATTATTCCCTATACTTTGTTTAAATAATTATGCTAAAACTTCTTTCCAAGCATCACATCTCCATGATACTTCTAGAGTAGCAGCATCTTTTGAGTCATAGTTTAATTCAGCAGTAAAACCTAAAGCTCCAGAAATTTGGCAATCTTCTAAAGTTACTGTTCTATAAATATCCCCAGCTCTATTGAACTGTACAATAACAATAGTTCCAACGTAATCTTTTTTAAGACCCATTGTACCTGTATTTGGATCGTATCTTAAGTTATACCACTGTCTCATTGACTTGTAAAGGTAAGCCTGGTTTGCTTCATTAAGGTTTAATGAAAAGTTAATAGCAACATCAACTGCAGTTCCATCAGGCATACCAGCAAAAGATCTAGTAACCCATTTGTATTTTTGTTCTATTGCAGGAATGTCTTTATACAATTCTAATCCTGTGATAGAATTAACGTGTTGTAATAGTAGTGGAGCATCTGCAACACCAGCTGGTGGAAGTATTGTAACTTCAAACAGGTTAGGCTGGATTGGTTCAAAATTTCTACCTTTTCTAGACGTTTGGTCTTGATTATAGTGTGGTAATCCCATGTTTAATTAATTTTTATTTTTTTATATATCACGATTACAGGTTACCTGATTGAATTTCTCCAGTATTTAAAACCGTTGTTCTGTGAACTACAATTTCTAAACCTTTAACAGGTTCTACGTAAGTATCAATTATACCCATATTATTATCAATAACCTCATTAGTGTTATTAGTTGAGTCCATTACATTTTTAAACTCATAAACACCATTGTCTTGTTTAACACTTTGTAAGAATGAATCTGCAAGGGTCTTGATTTCAAGTCTTGTTTGTGCAGTATTAAATTCAAATATGTAATCTTTAAGAATATCAGCCATACCATCTTGGATATAAATAAGTACCTCTCTTACGTGAGCAGAAGAAAGTGCAGATTTAATAGATTGTTGAGCAGTTTTATTACCTAAGATAGTTAAACCGGTTCCTCTTTGGAATACAATTGGATTGTAACCGAATGGCTCTAAAATATCTCTATCACCTTTATCGAATGCATATTCAACTCCTTTAACGTTTGTACCTGCAACAACTCCTCTTCTTGGACCAGCAACGATTGACCATGGAAGGGCGTTCGTGTATTTGTCGATGTAGTTGTTACATACATAAGCAGCTGGAGGGACAATAATGTCTTTTCCATTGTCGCTTACGATTAAACCAGGTCCGTAGTAGAATGCGTAATTTGCACCTTCATTAATACTTGGTAGAGCATATATTTTGGTTGGGTTTTTATCTTGATTACCACCAGCTGCTATATAAGCAGTATCAAAGGCTAGATTCTCATCCGTGAAAGATGGATCTGTAGATTTTTTGAAATCTTCGATTGTTGGTGCATTTAAGATTGCAGAAGCATTTTGTCTGTCTTTTGCTAATTGAGAAAGATTACGCTTGTTGTTTAAACCATTTTCATCAAAAGATGTAAAAGTATCTACAACATATCTAAAATCGATAATGTCTTTGTCGATTAAGGCATCATAGATTCCATTACCACCAGAAAGAACTGATAAATAGTCGCTAATTTCTTTTCCAGTTATATTTGCTTTAGGCAATACAAAAGTTTTGTAAACATCAGAAGCAGCTTCATATGATAAAATAATTCTATCATTGTACGCTGGTGTTATATCAGTATACACTGTAAAAATAGTAGTAGTTCCACCCGTTGGGGTAAATTTCGCAACTCTATTAACTCTTGCAAGTCTGTTTGGATATTTTATAGGATCAGCATCAACTCCATCTACATAATGTCCAACTGTAATTGGGAACGTCGTAGGTTCATCTCCTGTCGTATAAGTTACAGTAAAGTTTGAACTACCTAGAGCAGGATTAGTATCAATAGTACCATCAGTTAACAATTCAGTAATTTCTCTATCTCCAGCAGGAACATAATGAGATAATAATTCGTAATTTTGAGTATCGATGTGAACGTGTCCTACAAGATCAACTGCAGTTCCTTGATCGTCTATAACGAAATCTTCATTAACTGCACAAAATAAACCAGTTCTTCTGGCTTCTGCGTTAATAGTTGATTCAATATATAAGTTTCTACCTTCAAGGTCTTTAAATCCTGGTAGGATAGAACCAGTGTACTGCGCAATTAAACTAACCTGTCTAAGGTTTGCAAATTGTGCAAGTTTTGTTTTATCTAAACCTTCTGCTGTAAAGTATGCAGAATAAATTGGGTCAGTTATCATTTTTGCAGCGTCGAATTCTCCTTTAAATACAAATACATCAATCATAAAATCTGACAATTTGTCAAAATCATTTAAGTATTCTGGAACATTTCCAACACCATACCATTCTCTTGCGGTTAGGTCAAATTCTTTAACGTCTTGTGCCTGTCTTACAATGATTGTAATTGGTTCTTGTTTGATATTCACAAAGTTTATAATGTGATCGTCGTCGCTATCAGTTCCTATAGCCCCTAGTGTAGCAGCATCTGAAGGAACCATGAATTTATCGTTATCAAAAAACGAATCGTATTCTAAAGTATCGCTGTTAGAGGTAATACCTATTGCTCCAGCACCTCCACAGGTTACTAGACTTTGGTAAGATGCTACGTCTCCTGCTTCAAATTTTTCAAGGTTTAGGGCCAATATTGGACCTCTTGAAAGTGCTTCGATACAAGATCTGTGGAAAAACATTCCCTTTTTTTCTAAACTTTTATCAATGTTTCCAAACACATTTGTAAGAGTTTCAACTGAATCAATCAAAACTGGTGTGTTATAAGGACCTTTTTTAGAGTGACCTACCATTAATCTAAGAGTCTCGACATTTATATTTGCTGTCTGAGATTTATCAAACTCAAGTCTATAAACTCCTGAGCTCTTAAAATTTAATAATTGCGGACTTAGTGCCATAATTTTAACTATATTTTTTTCTTTTATTATATATCTAAATTAAAATGGATTTTATCCCAATAAATCATAGATATCGTATTGAAGGTCTCCACTTGTTTCATTATTTTTGTATAATATCTTTTCCATAAGTGAATGTTTTTCAGGTTCTATAATATCCAATAGCTCTTCAACATAATCGGCATAATCAACTGTTGTAAAAAATTCAGTTGCAGTGATACATGTCATGATTGAATCATCATTTCCCATTTGGGCGCCATAACTTCCATTTTTAACGATTCCAAAAAGACTGGCCTCTTGAACAGTCTGTACGTCATTTATTTTAACCCTATTTATTTCAATAAACTTTTTAAAGTTTTGACAAAACACTGATTTATTATCGGATTTTAATCTAATTCCAGGTTTTGGTGCTTTTGCATCGTGTCGATGTTTAAACCTTAAGACCAATTCATCTTCAAATTCATTCCTCCCTGGAAAAACTGTTGAAAGGTACTGTAATAAGATACTTCCATAGGTATTATATTCGATAATCAATTTAACGTTTTCAGGATTAAATACGTCAAGAGCCAGTATGTACAGAATTTTTGCAAAATCTTCGATTGGATGCTCGTTACTCCTAAATATTCCAACTTGATTAATCCGGAAGAAATCATACATCGCTCCTGGATTAATGTAGTTTTCTATGTCCTTGTCTGGGAGTGGTTCAACTTCAAACATATTTATAACCGAGTAGTCCCCTCCATTTCCTTCGGCAATATCGACCGTAAATAGGTAATATTTTTCTTCGTTTCCGGCCTCTTCAATATCAAAGCTTGGGTTAAATGAAAGGAATCCTTGAGTATCAATATGCGCATTTTCAAACTCTTCAATATCATGCCAAACAAATTTCTTGGCATTCTTTCGAATATTTTTCATCGTACCAGGGCTCAGTAATAAGCTGGATGAACTGGTAAACTCATTACCATATTGTCTATTAAAAGCATCCTCAGAACCAAGGTTTCCAAGTTCTCTTTTAAACCAAGCATCGTCCCTGTCAGGATGCTGCCACCAATCGATTCGGGTTGCTTTATATTCATTAAGTCCCTTTTCAGCATCGGCATAAATTTCATAGAACTTATTAAATCCATTTGGTGTAGAGGTAATATTAATTCTGGAAATCTTAGAAGCAGAAAGTGTAGGGTAAACGTTTTCATAGAATGAGTTTACAATCGTTGGGTGAACGTGAGCAAACTCATCAAGATATAAATTGTGGATAGTAAAACCAATACCAGACTTAGCAGTAGTTGACTGGCCAACAAGTCTACAACCATTATCAGCCCGTACGTTCATTACATCATATTTAATAATCCCAGGCTTCATAAAGAATGGAAGGTTCTCAATTACAACTTTAGCCTTGTCAATAATTTCTTTTGTTGACTCAGATTTATTTGCAAGCAATAGGGTGGTCTTGTCATAGTTAAATGTAAGGTACCATGCATTAAAAATACTGGCAGTTACGGTTTTACCCATCTGTCTGGATGCTAGGACAATATTAAAACGGTTATGTTGAAAGTCCCGTAGGAGGTCTTTTTGATACTCGCGCAGTTTTACCTTTTGAATACCATTATCGGTCATTACAACAGCATATGTTTCTGCAAAGTAAACAATATCATTTGCGCACTTTGCAATTTCTTTAAGTTCTGCTTCAGTATATTCAAACACAATATTACCTCGACGCAAGAATTGTTTTCCCTCGTAGAATGGCATACTGACCTGCGGTCTATAACCTTTATCCAAGGCAACCATTAAGTCATTAATAATCTTAGTTGACCATACTAGTTTTTGTGCATCCTTCTCTGATTCTCCAGATGGGATCCATTTATTGTCTCCAATGTATCCTTCGTTTGACATATTATTCAGTTATTTCGACGTCTTGCACGTCAGTTTCGGCAGAATCAATTCCTTCGCGAATCATTCTCATCAGGTCTTTAGTACCTCTTTGAACATTTCCTGATCCTGGGTCTCCACCTGAAACCTGTATTTCTCTAATATCATCTCGTTTTCTGTAAATCTCAATATCTCTTGCGATTCTTTTGGCACTCTCTTCAGTTGCCATTAAGTACATCGTTTGGGATTTGATTATATCGAGCATTGATTTTTGTAGGGTTGCAAGTACTTCAAACATTCTTGGTGCAACTTCACCATCTTCAATAGCGTTAAGTAGAGTTGTAAGAGCCCGTTCTCCGGCTTGAAGTTGATACACTAATGAACTCATTGTCATTTCGTCCATCTTCTTTTTAGCCTGAATGTATTCGTCCCGTTCTATAATATCCTCGTCTAAGTAAAACTTCATTAGGGCAGTGATAGTTTTCTTGGCCTTTCTGGTAGAGCTCTCTTTAAGTTCAGCAAAACTGAGTTGATTTTGAGGTCTTCTTGCAGGAAGTTGTACATCAGTTTCAATTACTTGGGATATTTCTCCGGCACTAGCACCAATTAACTCATCGAGGTCTTTTCGGATATCCTCGGCCTGGTCTTTTATACTTTTATTTTCTGACATATAAATTTGTTTTATTAAATTATATATCGAAATTAACGAGCATTGGCATATTTTTGGAATCCTATGCTTGGAATTGCGTTATCAACAATAATTGCAAGTTGGTTATCTCTTACAACATATTGATTTAAAATATTTGAATGCTGTTCAAATTCAATAGGAGTATCAAATACTCTAAGGTTTGTTATTAGCATTTGATTTGCAACTAATTCAAATTTTGCTTGAGACGTCCAAATTTGCTCTTCAACTTGTTGTACTATTTGGGTAAATTCATTGGTTAAATTATTTCCAGCATTTTGAGGAAGCATCATATTGTTTGATGTATCAAGACTATATATTGACGCAGAAATTTGAAGAAATTCATTATTGATGTTAACAACGTAGCCATACCACTTTGCAGGGTTAAATGTTATTCCATGGGTAAAGTATTGAATACCTATTGGTGTTGTAACAATTAACTCTGTATTACTTATTGTAATTGAAAACTTATTAGCAGTATCTCCAATTAATGTATAATTTAGGGGTGAATTTATGGCAAATCGAGGTGCAAACCATGAAGTAAACGCCATACCATTTCCGGATTGAAGTTCAGATTGGGCTTCATAAATTACAGCAGAATCTCCTAGAGTCATATTTGAAAAATCATAATGATTTTTGCTAACAATAGTCCATCTATTTTTTAATTCATAATTAACTATTCGTAGTTTTCTATCAACAAATGTTCTGATCCCATCTTGTTGTTTATCAATAACTGTTTGGAATATTTCTGGTTTAAGATTCTTTTTATATTCGTCTTGAATTCTTTCTCCAAATATTTCTTCAATTCCAGTTATTAATACGTCAGTATCATCATTAAAATCTCCTTTAAGAACGTCTCCACGATCTTGATATTTAACAAGTTTAACTTTCCAATATGAATGGCTTCTATTAAATTCATCAGCTAACGCAATAGAATTTATTTCATACATTTTATTAATGATTGGAATAAACATGTAGTCCTTATTTCTTGGATTTTTTCCTGCTCCAAAATGTGTTTCAAATTCTTCTGCAGTTATATGAATTTCAAAATCTTCTAATTCAATTCCAAATATATCATAAGTATGTGATTCTGTTGGAAATTCATTATCAGGAACCAGTATCTTTATTGTTTGTTTGTCAACTACATTATGTAGTGAATATTCCATTAAAATAACATCTGTTGTTCTTAAATTAGGCTCTGTTCTAAAATATGTAACTTGATGTCCAAAAATGCCATTTACAATATTGACAAGTTGTTTATACATTTTAACCGATTTGGTAAGAGCATAAGGATTAAATTGATTTGTTGGGTTACATGTAACTTGAATATTGGCACATCCATTCATTGCAAAAGGATCGGCACAATCTGTGCAAAAATTAGGACATGATTCAATAATTCCGGCCTCAGTTTGAATTGTAAATTCTATTGAAAGGAATGTTATAGTATTTCCAGTTTCTAATCCAGCAACTTCAGCTTTAATATCAATATAAAGAGGCTTTAGGTGGTCAAACGTTATTCCTTGGATATCTCCAGGTCCCGTCTCGCGATTTAGTGAAGCAAACTCAGAAAAAACACCACCGGTTTGGGACCATCTAAATTCATATTCAAAAAAAGTTGCAGTGTCTGGAGTTATATAATATTGTGCGTTTGTAAAATTGTATTGTAGTGGTTCGGTAACACTTAATTCAGTATTGCTAATAACAACATCAATTAAGTATGTGATGTTACCAACAATTATAGAATCTCCACCAGCAAATGATATATCGAATTGAGTTTCATATCCATAAATATGAGTTGACCCGCTTGAACCCGTAACATTTCCAGTCATATTTCGTTTTTTAACACCTGCAACTATGTTCCAGTCGAGTATGTTAACTACATTAAGATATGGTTGTTGGATAGATGCGACAAAGAAATCTCCATATTCATTTGCTGTATATTTAGTTACCATTATTCTTCTCTATTTTTATTTATCGTGTCTTGTGGAGCATATACCTCTCCAGCTAGCCAAGATGCTACAAATCCAGTTAATGATACAAAATATAGTGTAAGTTCTCCTAAGTTTGCTTTAAACCAAATGGCTCCACAACCTGCAATAGCCCAAAGAATAACAATAACATATATCATTACCTCTTTTCGGGAATTTGGCCCTGGCTGGAGAATTGCTGATTTTGAGCTTGGTTTTTTGGATTCAGCCCATATATAAGTTGCAGCATATGCTGTTAGGGATCCAAAATATATCGAAAGGTCTGTGAAGCTTGCCTCTTTAAAGGCTCCAAAAATTCCCATTCCTACCCAAAGAGCAACTATAATATAGATTAATGCCTCTCTTTTACCAAAATTACTAAAGAAATTCATAGTTAAACGTTTTTCTTTATATATTCACAAAATATTAGTAGTCAGTAATTAATAAGATTAGTGGGTCTTCTTTCTCAAATTTAGATTCAAGTATATCTAGAATGTCGGTAACTATTCCAGCCTCCAGATCTTCAGGGTCCTTTTCTTCAAGATAGAAAAGTATATCTTCATAAAGTTCCTTTGCATTGAGTCGCGCAAATGGAATTCCCTCTTCAAGAATATCAAGTTCTTCTAGAATTTTATTAACTAATGGAAGTTCGGTATCTTCATATAGGTCATAAAGTCTAAATGTTGCAGTTAGTAACTTAAAACTAAATTGAATCATTTTTACACTGTCAACTTCAATAAGCCTTGTATATTTTTTATCCTTGTTAAGTGTAAATTTAATGTATTGCAAATTTTCCATTTCTAACAATATTTGGAAAAGAAAAAAGACTGTGTTGATTTCTTTATGCATGAAATCAGAACCTACTGATTTAATTCTATTAATAGAATTTTGATAATATGTATCTAATATGTATTTTAATTGAGACGCCGATATCATTATAGAGTCATTTCCAAGTTCGATAAAATCAGTATCGTTTTGGATTTGTGCCCATAATTTATTGTCAATGTAATTATATTTATACAGTGTAACGTCGATCGCCGTTGGCATCGAACTAAATTCAAATTGTTCCATAGTCGGGTATTAATATACCTGCATAGAATTCTCTATCCTCTGTAAAGAGATGTAAAGTTCTTCTTTAGCAAATTTTTCAAGTTCTTTAAATTCTCTTTTGCCAATTTCATTCTTTTCCATAAAGAATGAAATAGCCTCTTCTGATGGTATATATTTGCTTTTTGAAGTCACTTCTTTTTCGGGCTTTTTGGTCTTAGTATAAATCCAGCCCGGAACACTCTTAAACCTGGCAGCAACAAGAGACCAACTATCAATTACAGCAAGTGGATTAATCCCATTCTTATTAAATAATTGGGCATTTGATGGGTACTGAATCGAAAAGAAGCGATTAATCATAAAATGATGTCGCTTCTTATTATTGTTACTTATTTTTTTATATTCAGCCGGTTTGGTGAATAAGATTTTTATAAAATCAAACAGTTTTGTTTCGTCTAACATTTTTTATTGCTTTTTCAAAAAGTTCAAGTTGTGTACTATTTATATGGGTTTTTCGTAATTTGTTTACCTCTGCAATAACCCTTTCAAAGTCACCTTCTTTATGAACTTCAATTAAGATTTCTGTTAAAATAGTGTATTTAATTTTTTAGTTTCAGGTTGTTGAGAAACTTTATCTAACTGTAGCATTGCAAATGGGTCAAAACTTTTTGGAGCACCACTTCCGGTTGCACCTTTAGAATTCCACTGGGTACCTTCTAATATCTTTTCCATCTGAGTTAATCCGGACAATCGTGTTTCAACCTTAAAATCTTTTTCAATTTCATCATATATTGCTTTAAGTATACCATTAGGTATTGTGTTAAAGTGTAGGAGCATTAGGTCAAGATTTTGATTAAATCGTAGACGTATTTCATCAATTGTAGATTTACCAACAACTTCATGAATCATATCAACAATTGTTTTAACTTGCGCTTCAGAGAAAAAATGGTCAATGTGGAAGTTACCTTCAATTTCACGATATTTTTCTAGGATTTGAAGAGCCTGCTTTTCAGTGATTGAATAGTTTCTGATAGAACCTGAACTGGTTCTTTTAGTCCATGAAACAACTGATTGTATGTTATCGCTTTTATCTCCTTGCAGGATTTTAGAGAAGATAAAATCATCACAATTAATCTCTTCTATTTCTACGCCGTTTTTAGCAATCCAGCCGATAAAATCACCTTTAAGTTGGTTATTAAGTACATCAGCAGAGCCCATGTTAAATAGCAGGTCATCATTAGAAATTTCTACCTCATTAGGTTTATTAATAAGGGTTTCAAAACCTTCGAATGCTAATAGTCTACGTTTAGAATTATAGTACCATAAGGTATATGCATCAGTGGCTTCATTATAATTAACTAATTGTATAAGGTCACGGTCACCGGTCCAAACAATACAATTTTTACCTTCATTGTTTAATTGAGTTGACCAACCGAAAAGAATATCATCAGCTTCTGCGCCAGGAACTTTATGTATAATAACACCTTGAGCTGCAAGAATATCTTGGAACTCTGTATAAACATTAAATACATTTTCCCAGTTAACTGAACTATCAGCAACTCGGGTACCTTTATATTCTGCAGTTGGGAATAGGTCTTTACGCCATGATTTTGAATCGACTGCAACTACAATTTGATCGACGAAAGGTGTCATTTTTCGGACCTCTGATGCAAAGTCAATACATAGTTTTCTCATGAATTGTTCTTGGCCATCTCTGTCTCCTAATAATTGTTCTTTTTTAGGACGTGGAAGTACAAAAAGTCTGCTATGTACAAAATAATTTCCATCGATAATAAGCGTGTGTTTTCCTAGTTTCATAGTTCTATAATTTATATGTAAATATAAACAAAAAATCTGACACGGTAAAATATTATGTGTTAAATTTTAATGTTATTTTTTATTATTTCTGGAATTGTATATATTACATTATGTAAAATTGGTTCAAAATACCAGTCTATTACCTTTTGTCTCTCTGTCATTCTATAATGATAGTTGTAACCATTTTCGATAGTCTCATCGGACCATGTCATTGAAGACCATTTCAAGTGGCGTTCAATTGTTGTTTTAAAATCACTTTTATGCATATGAATTAAAAATAAATTCTCATCTACATTTGTGTCAGGTTGCCAAATACCATTTATTTTAAATTTATGAAAACCTATTCCCCAATCAAGTTGATCTCTTGAAATTAAGGTTTTTCCATACCACTGTTGTTCAGCATACCAATACTTAATTTGAGGAGACCATGGTTCATCTCGATTCAGGTCTTCTTGTAGGGATGGAATGTGAATTACCTCATGTCCTCTACATGTAAAAAAAGTATCACTTTCTTTTAAACCCCGTAGAAATCCTTTTAATCCTCCCTCTTCATGATAGTATAATATCTCATCAACATCTAATGGAATCACAAAATCGTATCCTTCAGATTTTAATAATTCCATGTTCTTTTTTATTTCATTGAAAACTCCAGGTGCATCTAGAATGCTAGCCTTAGTGTGAATTATATTCGCATTTGGACGGATTACATCATTTATATACTCTTCAGTTGAACCAAAATCTAAGATGTAAATATCTTTGCTATCTAAATGTTGTTTGTAGTACTCAAAGAATTTATGAATGAATGTGTTTTCATCTTTGATTGGGCATATTATTGCTACTTTTTCCATATTAACCGTTAACTATTGTTTGAATTTTATATACGCATGCTAGCAATGTAATAACCGGGTCGATTACAAGTGTTCGTTGTGCTTGGTGCTCTGCAACACAAATTGCTATTTGCGGAATGTGTCGAGCATTTTGTGGCTTCTCTGTTTGTATGTATTCAATAAATTCCTGACCAAGAGTCTGTAGAACATCATCCACTCTATTTGAATATTCACCGACAATGTACTTATAATTAACTACAGGGTCCATTTGATTAAAAATAAGGTCAAACATATCTTTATAGACTGAGTTAAATTTCTTAACATCATCAATTGTAATATTCTGAGTACCTTGTGTCTTATATCCTTGTAATTTATTAAGGGTTGTTCGAAGGTCTGGAAAGTTTCTTTTAACAAATTCTACCAGGGCTGGTTTTTCAATTGTCATCTCCTCTTTTCCGCAGATATCATAGACCCTTCTAATATATTTCTTAGTCAATTCGGTCTCTTCTGCCTTGTCAAAGTCGAAATTAATAACTTCAAATCTGGAAAGAATTGGATCTGGAATTTTATTAACATAATTACAAGTTGCAATAAAACGTGAGTTACTTGCAAACTGTTCCATGGTTGCACGAAGTGCTTTAAAGAATTGGTCAGATACACCATCAACCTCATCTAATATAACAACTTTAAATTTTCCTTGGTCATCCAGGATTGACATCGTTGAACAGAAATCAGTGATTCGGGTTCTAATTACATCAACTGAAGTATCGGTAGATGCATTGATATAAAGATATGGTAATCCAAATTGATTAACAATGGCTTTTGCTGTTGAAGTTTTACCAGTTCCTGGGCTACCTGCCAATAACATGTTTTGCGTTAGGCCATTTTCAAATTTTGACATTACACGCTCTGGAAGGATTAGGTCTTCTAGATTCTTTGGACGATATTTTTCTGTAAAAAGTGCTTGAATCATACTTTTGCTTTAAGTTTATAGATATTATATAAGACCCTTTCCATAAGTTTCAGATAAATATCTTATGGCTTTTAATAACAAATACCCAAAGATTCGTCGAACAGGAGGACCGTATCCAAGAAATAGGTATGGTGTTTGTTATGATGGACTCTCTCGACAACAGCGTCGACTACTCTTAGAGAATCCACTAATGAAAGAAAGGGCCCAATCTGACCAGTTCCTTCATATTATTTTTGAAGTGTGTAAATATAAAAACGATTCAAAGAGGGACCGATACTATTATGATTGGTCGACTGGTGAACTAATGAAGAGCGAAGAGCTAATCGAGAGTTATGATACTATTGATTGGACTTGCGCGCTTTCTGGAGAACCCATCAGGTCTAATATAAATAACTTTAATGTAGAAAACTTTGTTCATCCTGATTATCATGATACTCTTGGTGGTAAAACAGTAGATGGTAGAATCCTAAAATCTTCGGTTGCCTTTCAACAACACGTAAAAAAACTCCTATTGAATCAACAAAAGGAGTTTTTAAATATTGCCAGAAAAAATTCTAAATTATAGTAATCTAGAGAATCTATCTTTAATGCTAAGATTTTGGTATCTTGACTCATTTAATGTATTTGAGTATTCTGCCTTTTTAATGATTGCATCATAGTTTTGATGTAATACAGTTCCTTCAGAAACTTGCCAATCAAACTTAGAAGCAATTTCAGCTGCTAATTCATTTAACCCAGCTGCTTTTGCTCTAATAATTAGTGAATCATTTGTGGCGGCTGGAGCTTTTAATTCCTCAAGTTCCGTATTTTTAGAAGTAATTTTACTTTCTATTTCGGCAACTTTGTCAGCGTCTGGTGTTTCTTTTTCTTTTTCAGCGGCCAAATCAGCTTTTAATTGTGTAATCTCAGATTCTTTAGCAGCTATTTTTGTAGTGTTGTCATCATCCTTTGGTTCTCCTTGGTTTCCTTGAGCACCTTGGCTTCCACTAGGTTCTCCTTGGTTTCCTTGAGCACCTTGGCTCCCACTAGGTTCTCCTTGGTTTCCTTGAGCACCTTGGCTTCCACTAGGTTCTCCACCTTGAGGTCCTTGGCTTCCGCTAGGTTCTTTACCTTGGGCTCCTGTAGTATCATCATCTCCGTCTTTTTTACCTGTTTTAGCTGCTTCAGCATCAGCATCTAATTTATCTTGTTTCTCTTTTGCTAACCTTTGCTCTTCTTTCTTTTTTTCAATTTCAGCAGCTTTATCTTCTTCGGAAGGTTCAAGTTCCTTCATTGCAGCCTGGTCTTGTTTATATTTAACTTGAAGTTCAGCCATTTTTTCTTTGTAAGATGCCTTCTTTTCTGGGTCATCTTCTAATCCTGAAGCTCTTTTAATTGATGCAATTTTTCCGGCAATTTTTTCATTATGAAGAGCTTTTGCAACTAATTCTCCTTTTGCATTAAATTTGTCATCAACTAATGTTTGTAGCTCATTTGCTTGATCCTTTGCTATTGTTGCTTTTGCATTAATTTTTGCTCTTTGGTCCGTATCTGGAGCATCTTCAGCAGCTGCTTCCATATCAGTTATGTTTAATTTTATTTTATTAACCTTTTGCTGTGCCTTTATGGCCTTTGGCATCCACCAAATCCATTGCCAAACTTTACTTGGACCTTCACCATCAATTTCATTTAATGTATTTAATTCAGGAGAATTAAGTTCTTCGGTTAATTCTTTAACAAGAGTACCTAGAGAATTTATAATTGTATCAACATCTCCGGATAATGTTTTAGTTGGAGCTGTTGCAACCTCTTCAAGTATATTAGTATACCAATTTTCAAATGTGTCCATATTTTAATTTATTTTGTTATTATAGATTATATATCACAAAAAAAGGGAACTGATTTCTCAGTTCCCTTTGGTTATCTTTAGAACGTAGGTTCTAATTTAAAATATTAAACTAAAGTTAATAAGTTAGTAACTCCAGTTACGTTAAACTCAACGTATTGAGTTTCAGGGTGGAATCCTGCATCAACTAGAGCGAATCTAGATTTAACAGCTACTTTAGGAGCCATAGTTCCTTCAGCAATTGCTTGAACTGATTCAGCCATTAAGTAAGGCATGAATACAATACCAGGTCCGTTTCCGTCTCCTTTTCTACCAACTGCGATTGAATAATCATTCCAGTCCATTGTAGGATCAGTATAGATGTTAATTCCAGCTACAGATCCTAATGGGTAGATAGCTCCAGCAGCTTGTGCGAAAGTATTTGCCATTGGGTTTGCAACGAAACCAGCGATTGATTGTAAAACTGTAGCAGTTTGTGGTCCACATACTGCGAAGTTACCAGCACCTCTTCTACCTCTGTTAGCGATTAAGTTAGCAGAAGCTAAGATTTGAGAAAGGATTCTTCTGTGAACAGAAGGTAAAGTTTCTCCACCAACTAAAGTTGAAGCAGCAGGTAAAGCTAAGTCAAATGCGTTAGTACTAAATGCTCTAGTAACGTTAAGAGCACCTAAAGTTCTGATTCTTCCTAAGATGTATTGGTTAATACCTTGAGTTAATTCATTAGTTAAAACAGCTTCAACTTGAGCAACAGCGTCAACTCCGAATTGTTTTAAATCTTGAACTTGTTCTCTTGTAACGGCAGCAGCAACTTGGAAAGTTTCAGCTGTAACGCTTTTAGAGAATAAAGATAGACCCATTAATTTGTCTGGAGTTTGTTCACCAGCAGCTCTTGAGAATGGATTTCCAGAAGCATCAGCAGCAGCGAATCCTTTAACGTGATCCTCTAAAGCTTTAACTAATTCTACATCAGAAGCAGTACATGCATGTGTTAAACCAACGAATGCATCTTTAAGATCCGCATCAACATTAGCATTGGCACCGTCGATAGAATTTACTTTAAAAATAAATTTACCATCAATTCTAGAAAGACCTATTAAAGTATAAGAACCGTAGTTACCAGAAGAAGCTACAATAGTATCATCAGTAAGTGCTTGAATTTCAGCTAATGCAGTTGCAAAAGTACCAGTTGCAAGACCTACTTTAACATAAGTTGGTGTAGTAGTTCCAGCTAATTTACCACCTTCGTAAACAAAGTCTAAGTAAGATAATAATCCCATTGGACCAGCCATAGGAACTACTGGTACTAAGTCAAGACCGATAGTTTGAGCAGCAACTTGCATTGCTAAAGGTAATAATGATGGAGATTTGTCTCCAGAACCTTTTGTAGTAGACATACCATTTGAGAAAGTATTTCCAGGTAGTGTTGTAGCACCCATACCAAAGATATTTCCAGCAGTACCTAAAGTCATTTGAGAAGCATCTTCGTATAATTTGTGGTTGTGACAGTATTCTGACATCCAAGCTAATTTGCTTGCATCGTTGATACCTGTCGCAGATTCGATAATCGGAGCCCACGTTGCTCTGATTTCTGCTTCATTAATTAAATTTGCCATTTGTAAATTTATTTTTTTTTAATGGTTTTATGTTTTCGTATATTACGAGTTTTCGATATTATTTCAGTTTTTTGCTTCTTAACTGAGCATCGAATATGTTTTAATAAGTATTATATATCTAAGATTTTTTTGAAATTTTTAAAAAAACCAAAAAAACATGTTTAATAGTTGTATTCGTATCCTAGGGTGTTTTCAACATATTGTTCCAAGTCAGTTCGAACTTCCTCTAAATCTTCATCATCATAATCAACAAGTTCTTCATCCATTAGGTAGTCCATAAATAAATCCATGTCTTCTGCATCCCAAGAATCATAACCCATTTTTTTATTTTTTTTCATTCTGTCTTTCCACCATGGTGTAGCAAGTTTCTCTATTTTCTTTTGTTTGTTTTCGTTAAGAAACCCTTCGAATAGTTGTACGTATTTCATGATTATCTATTGAATCTTTTTGCGATTTCAGCACCTATTTGGGTAGCATCATAACCTAATGTTTTAACCTCTTCAACTGTTGATTCATTTACCATAGCAATTTTTTCCATTACTGGAGCAACCTCTCTAAGGTCTCTAGTTTGCCAGAAGTTTGCAACTTGGTAAGCTGTTTCAACTTTGTGATATTTAGACTGTGCCATGATTTGGTTTTTCTTACCTTCAGAACATTTAGCCCAAGTATCATGGTATTCAGTTGGCATTAATTTAATAACTGCAGGTGCATCATAGGTTTCTACAGTTCCACTTAATGAAGTATTCCATAGGGCCAAGATTTGTCCTTCAGTTAGGTAACCTCTACCTTCAACTGCGCTTACAACTTTAGTTTTATCTTCAGTAGATAGGGCATTAAATTCGGTTACTTTCTCTTCAGAGATAAATTTAAAGAATGTTGGATTTTCTGATTTTTTAGCGTTTACTTTTTCAACAATGGCTTCTAATTTAGAAGTGATTGAATTTTTGTAAGCCTCCATTTGGTCAACTTGTTTTCCAGCAGCGTCTCCTTTACCAGCAAGTTCTAAGTCCTTTTCTACATCTTCTGGTTTTGATTTAATTACATTACCATCAGCATCAATTACATCTACAGTAACGTCTTTAGTAGCTTTTTTAATATCTTCAGCTGGTAAACCTGCATTGGTTCCGTCGTTTGCTTCTTTAATTTCTTCACCAGCAGCATCTCCACTACCAGCAAGTTTTACATCTTTAGCAACGTCTTCTGGTTTTCCAGTGATTACATTACCGTCAGCATCTACTACATCTGGAGAAACATCTTCTGTTTCATCTTTAAGGTCTTCAGCTGGGATTCCTGCTTCGTCTTCTAATAATAGGTTAGAGTTAACAGTTTCTGCAACATACTCAGCATATTCAGTTACTTTCTCAAGGTTCTCTCTTAAATATTCAGTATATTTAATTAAGTTATCATAAGAAGTAGAACCTTCATTATAAGATTCAGCTAAATAGTTGGTGTAATTTTTGATAGCATCAACGCTTTCAGCAATATGCTCTGAGTATTGAATACCTTGATCCAATTTCTCTGCAAGATTTTCTGAGTATTGAATGCTTTGGTCTGCTTTTTCAGCAATGTGTTCTGAATATGAGATTGATTCTTCTAATTTCTTAGCTAAATAATCAGTGTATTCTTTTAATGATTGTAATTGAGAACTATTAGACTCTGATTCTGTTAAAGAATTCATACCTTCTTTAATAGATTTGATTTCTTCAGAAAGATATTTAGAGTACTTATTAAAATCCTCAGTCGTAATAAATTTAGACTCTGCCATTTTTGTTTCGTTTATATTTTCGATTGATTGTTTTTCGTTTTCTTTATTTATCTCGTAAATAAATAGGTCATTTCCTTCATTAAGAAACCCATAGGCTTCATTAACTCTTTTCAATTCAGCGTTTTCAAACCCAGGGTCTGCCACTAAATCATAAGTAAATAATTGTTTAATTTTTACAGTTCCATTAGATTCAACTGCACCAGCTGCTCTACTTGAAATTTGTAATGGAACACCAGCATCTACAAGAGCTTTTGCCTGTCTTCCAGCATCAGTATCTAATAATCTGATACGTCCTTTAACCTGCTTAGTTTCTGTGTCATAAGTAAGTTCTTCAATAATATGTGATACATTTTTTAAAGAAACATCAAATGTTTGCGGGTGATCTAATTCACCTAATAACTTAGATGATTTAATTTTTGCCTGTAGAGCTTCAATTTGCGGTAGGTATTCAGATTCGGTATAGATTCGGTTATTACGATTTTTCTTATCGATTTCTCCAAAGATACCCTCTAGAACATAAGTCCCACCTTCTTGTTTAAACTCTAATTCCGTTGACGATCTTTCTAAGATCAGTAAGTTATTAGTCATAATTATTATTTTATTATATTTCTATTATATATCCAGTTAATTTTCAAAGATTTTTAAAAATTTTAAATTTTTATAGATCGGCTAACGGATCCTTTTCTTCTCCACCTTCTGCATCTTTTTCGGCATCCTTCTCTTTTTGAGCAACTTCCTCTTGGTAGTCATTAAAGAATTTAACTAGGGTAAACATATCCTCTTCAGTAAACGCTGTATTTCCGTATTCTTTATAGAAATATTCTTTAAATTCCTTTTCACTTTTAGAGGACAGGATAGTTCCTAAAATTTCAGTGGATTTAATTTCTTTTCCTGAGTCAAGTGTGACATCGTCAACTACTACTTTTGAATCTTCACCTGCATCGATTGCGTCTTCTTGAAGTGAATTTGTAAATTCCTCAAATGTTTTAATTATTTTCATTTTATTTATATTTTTATTTAATTACATTCCCATCATCATTGGATTTTCCTCTTCTGGTTCGGCAGCTTTTGCAGCAGCAGTTCTGGCTTTATATGCATCATTAGCTGCTTTATCATCTGGAGAGAGTTTAAGGTATCTATCAACTAAGAAGTCCATATCAAAATATGGAGTTTCTTCCATAGTCATAGGATCTGTTTTAACCAGTGAATCTTTCATTGTAGTAATAAAATCAAGTCTCTTTTGCATGATTTCCATTGTCTTTAATTCAGAGAACATATTATCCTCATTAAATCTTAGAGCAATTTGGGTTCTAAATCCTGCATCCTCTTTAAATTCTGGAAATTTAAGACACATTTGAATCCATAGGGGTTTAATCAATATCTCTTGGAATGAGCTACGTAAACGATTAATAAATTTACTAAATTTAATCTCGTCTCTAATCATACCATCTGCAGCTAGATTGAAATCTCCTCCGCCATCTTCATACATGAATCTATTGTAAGGAATTTTTGAAACTGATTTAAGTTTATCTGAGAAGTATTTTAATGATTCAGTGTCGCTAAGCTCTGGACCTTCTCCACCCAAGGTTTCAATCTCAGGTTGTTCTCCGTCCTTGCTAGGTAACCAATATTCTTTGTTAAATTGTAACATTGGTTTACCGTTAGTTGTAAGGGATGCACTGTCCCAATCAAAATCTACAACTTCTTTATAGTTATTCATCAGTTGAGCAAGGGATTGTTTTGCTCTTGTTTTAGATTTACCACCGACTGGTATAATAAATTTCATTCTATAAGATGAATTGGTCACAGCCCAAATAACCCGGGTATGTTCCATAATTCTCATTAAGTTGAATGCTCTTACAAGTCTCTCAAGGTAAGAAACCCTTGATGCTGTAGTAATCGAAGAGTATGATATGTACACAATCTGTGAATCATACAATTTTCTCTGCTTAACTGGATCGTCTTTAAACTGAATCCAAACTTTTTTACCATCTTCGTGGTTATATCCTGGAACCAATGTGATTGGATCAATTTCTTTAAATCCAATAACTTCTGACATTTCAGGATTATAAATAATCTCAAATGAAAGGTAACCATCAATTAACCATTTTCTAAAGAAGTACCAAGCTGATTGGTCTAGATTGAATCCAAAATATTGATAGAGGTCTCTATATGCTTTATTAAGATATTTCTGCACATCTTCAGAAACTTCCATACCGATAATCTCTGGATTGGCCATGAAGTTTTTGCTATCATATACAATTGACTCATCGCAAAGTATATCCAAGATGTCTTCAATTTCATCGTGCTGTGCAAAAGCCCTCAGTTCATCTCTTTTACCACGATACGCTTGGTCAAAGAATGGAATATTTTTACGCATTGTAGTATCAGCCATCGAAAGGGCTGCAAATGCGCCATACATATCATCACTATCCAGACCTGTTGGGTTCATTTGGCCGTAACCAATTGCATCTTCTACTGGGCCTATTGCTTGAGATTGTCTAAGCACCAAATCATCATAGTACATACCAAAAGAAGATAACTTCTTAAGCGTATTACTTAGGTTAAACGGGGCTTTAGTCAATGGACCATTTCTTTGTACAAATCCTGCCATTATATTATTATATTAATTTAAGTTATATATTCTTTTTTAAATAGTCATTAAACATTAATCTGACCTTCAGTACATTTGTTTTATTAAAGTCCATAAAATCACATAGTGCTATTTCTGGCCATTTTGAATAACTAACAACTGCTTGGTCCTTCTTTCTTGAAGGTATATATTGTCTTAGGGCAAAATCATATCCATCCTTTTCAAGGTATGCCCTAATTCCTTCATAAGTTATTCGGAGAGGTTTTTCTTTAATTGCATCAATTCCACTTGGTGTTTCAATTCCTAGAATTTCTGAAATTATGTCTGTTTCTTGTACATCTACCTTTATATTCATACGGGTAAATAGTTCATCTAATAACTTTTCTTTGTAAGGAACTGGCAACAGGTTTAAATTAATTCCAAAGTCATTATTATTAACCTGTTCTATTGCCAACACTACTGGATTTTGGTCAAACCAAGGGAGCTCTTTTGCATATTTTGGAAAGTATTTAAAAACATAAATCTTTCCGGGTTGAAACCTTGTTCGGGTTATTTGGGCCTCATTTTGGCTTTTAGATTTAATTCCAGCCTCGTACCAATCCATACATGCTCGAGAGGCTCTTATTTTACCTCCAAATTCTTTGCTAAGTTCGGCTATTCTTTGTTTAATGTAACCCATTTTTAATTGTATCTTCTGTTAGAACAATAAATCGCCAACAGCGACTTTCCGCATATTCTTTAGCAGCATTATATTTATCCATATTTTTTATGTACTGTTCGGTAAGAAATTTATAGGATGCAACGCTTTTTTTGGTTGGATTTGCCGGAGGGGTTGGTTTTTGTATTTGATTTTTTGGCTTAATTTCGGCAAGAAACTCTTCAGTTGAGTCGTCCTGTTTAAGTATTTTAAAGTAAAAGTCTGGGTTATATGTTCGCTGCTTGTTTCCCTGTCGTGACCAATATTTAATTTCAACAGGCTCGCTTGACCAGCAAAGAACTTTGTCATTAATATCACACCAAATCATAAACTTATATTCCCAAGAACTTCTATAAATAATAGGCAATGAACCTATATATTTTTGAGGGTTCTTGGGATTAAAATATCCTTGATTAAATCCGGATTTTTTGGTTGGTTTTAAATTCTTAATTGACATTAAATAGAATAGATCCCGCCGCTATCATCATCTCCTGATGTTCTACTCATAGAAATAGTACCTTTGTATTTTTGTGGATGAATTTTATTCCAACCTTTGGCATATCCTCGTTTGGCAATTTCTGTAAAGTATGCAAATGCATTAGGATAGACTGGGTTAAATCCTCTCCAGTATTTTAGGAGGTCTAACATTGCAAACTGAAGGCAGTCGTCTCGGTCGTCTTTGTTAACATACGACATTCTATTAATTGCACGTTCTGCTAATAGGATTAACATTTTTTCTGCAGTTGGTGTTAATTTATCTAAGTTCTTAGATTCGCTCATCGCGTCATGAAGGTCCTTATTGTTTAAATAGTTTTTAGTTTTAGCCATTTTAATTCTTTTAGTTTAATCTTATATAGTGGATTGTTGATTCTGTTTCAATTCCAATAGAGACACCAAAGGGGACGCTTGGCGACCCCTTTAATATTATTTAAAACTATAAAAGATTATGCATTTAAGGCAGCAATCTTGTCTTCCCATGACTGGATTTCTCCATTGATTAGGGACTCAGCCTCTTTAATAGACTCATCGTTTCGGTCAGCATTTGCCAATAGGCCTTTTTGGTCTTTTAGGAAAGAAATCATCGATTCGTAAGTTTGTAGTTTTTCCTCTTTAATTGCAAGTTCAGCAGATTGTCCTTCAACCATCTCTTTTAAGAAAAGAAGTGCAGATTCTCCAGTCTCTTTAGTAACATATTCGGCAGCTTCATTAGCATTAGCTGCTTTAAAGAATTTTGCAATTTTGTTTACCTTGTTAAAACGTGCAACGTAAACATCCTCGTTTAATTTAAAAAGATTTACAGTTACTTCATTTCCTTCGAATGTTGCAGCAAAATCAAGAGTTACAAAATTTTCTAGTAGTGTAGGAAGAGATTCAAATAATTCAGCAATTGGTTTTTCAGCATATCTGATATGTCCAGCTGCCATAATGTGGTTTGAAAATGAATTTCCTAAAATTTCTGAATTGTTGTGTTGAAAAACTCCTTCAGCTAAATTGTAGATAAATTTGCTTGGTCCATGGAACCATCTTACTGAATCTTCTGTAAATTGAAAAGATTCAAATGCATTAATTGCATTAATTAGGGTTGAATTTTGGGTTCCTTCAACTTCTTTAATTTCAGTTTCACTCATTTCGAAAAGTCTTCCGCTTACATAAAACTGGAAAGATTCATCTAATTTAACAAATGGTGCAAGAATATTAGTTGTCATATTGTTTATTATTTTATTTTATTTATATATCTCTTTATTAAAATGTTTTTTGTTTATTAGTTATCCTGCACCTAGCGCACTTTGGTTTCTGACCTTTCCTCCTGTATTCCAGCCGGTTCCAGATACAAGTGAACCCTGAGGTCCTGTATACCAGATTCCACTAGCAATATTTCCGGTATGGTCTTGCGCATTTACGTTAGTTACGGTTATCCAATCGCATAAAACAAGACCTGCTAGAATTCTTGATAGTGTAGCGACTCCAGTTGTACCGGATCTTGCTATTGCTATTGAATTTCCCGGGCTTCCTTTTACATCAAAGTGTCCAACTGCTTGTGTTGTTCCTGTTGTTAGTATTAAAAAATGAGCAGCAGTTCCCCAGTCCCTTAAATTTGTAAAAGTATTGCTTCCAGATATTATGTTGTTATTAGGTGATGTTCCTCTATCAAATATTAATTCATGATAGCCCCAACTACCTCCAGCAAAAGTAATATTTGTGGTTGAATTGTCTATTATTTTTATAGTACCTCCAACTCCAACGCTAGCTGCTGTTGCCGGTACGCTCCATACGGTACCGGTTCCAGTTAAAATAATGGTAATACCGCTTCCTACGCTAATACTGCAATTAAC